TGGGGTTGTTCCCGCGGTTTTAAACTTAGTNCGCAATAGAGTACTTGGTGTATGGGACGAAGTTGTCGCAGGACATCATCGGGTAGACTGGTGGCTATTGCTGGCCCTGGTCTGGCTTGACGGGTTGCTTTGCGGCTGGTGGCTTTGGGTGAGGTAATGGCTGAACACAAAGGATTTATCGACACATGGCTATTAAAGCTTACATCTCGAAAGCTTTTAGTGTGGATGACAGCATCAGCCTTGGCCTTCACAGGCTTTCTTACTAGTGGCGATTGGGTTATTATTAGCACAGTGTTTGTGGGAACCCAGGGCGCCGTTGACATTGTTGAGAGACTCAAGGGGCTTAAGTGACATCACAACAAATGATCCTTCAGTTTTTGCTGAAGAATTGGAAAGGAGTTGTAATCGCCCTTCTTGGTCTTGCCATCATGGGCAAGATGCGTTATGATTATAAGCAAATGCAAGCAGCCTATGAAACGTCGCAGGCTTCACTACAAGCACAACTGGCAGGATTGCAAGAGATTCACAAGCAACAAATGTCGCAAATGGAAGACTCACTACAGATCTATAAAGACACCTTAGATCAAGTAGAGCGAGACTACCAAGAAAGCCAGGAAGAATTATTGCAAGTAATGGATGATAAGCGCGAAGAGTATGGAAGACAATTCTCGCAAGATCCGGATGAGCTTGCAGAGACAATCATGATGATGTACGGATTTGAATATGTTCCTTAGTTTATTATTAATGTTGATGGGCTCCGCTCACGCCGAAGATGGTGGCAGATTTACGTTCCTTGGTCATCAGCAATGCGCCCCGTTTGAGGGTGTGCTTTTTGATGTGCCGGCATTGTCTGAAATTCTTGCCCGACAGTCCACATCAAACCTAGCATGTCAGGCGCGTATTGATTATGAGCTTTCAGTGGAAGAGGCGAATTATGAATTACAAATTCGCAATTGGGAAATCCAGTATACCGCGCTGCACGAAGAGATGAGCTTATTAACCTTCCAGAAAGATGAAGAAATAGCACAGCTACAAAAATCGCTTTTACAACAGTCGGCGCGCAACAATTGGCTTTGGGCTGCGGGCGGCGTAGTCGCCGGCGTAGCTGCTAGCTATACTGCCTATAGACTGTTCAATGAGTGATAAAGATTTAAACAAAATTGCCGCAATTGAAAAGGCGATCACAAAGAAGTATGGTAAGGACACCATTCAGAATCCGCGCGCAAATTGGGACGAGACCAAAGAAAAAGAATATCTCGAACAAATGCGAGAATATTATGAGAAGACCAACAGGCATGAGAAGTCACAAGAGAAAGTCGATATTAATGGTATAAAGGTATCAAAAAAACTACTTAATAGAGACTCTTTAAAATGTTGTCTTGTCTGCGGAACTTTTCCAAAGAAATCTATGGATGATGTTTGTCTTCTTAAATTTGAATGTTGCTATCGCTGCTACATTCAATATATAGAAGATCGAGAAGAGCGTTGGTTAAAAGGGTGGAGACCTAATCAAGAGACTACTTAAGGATAAAAGAGGAATTTATAATGGCAACAGTTTACGAAATTGTACAAGGATTAGCGCAAGCCGCCGCTAACTCATATGACGGCGCGCTCGGTGAAGATTACGAACCGGACAAGCCCGGAATCCTCCGCAGAGAAGAAGGGGATGCCCTTATTGATCAGCGCGTGATGGATGGCTTTAACGTAAGGTTTTCTGGAAATAGAATGGTTCTTAGCTATCAATCAGAAGTTCAGCTTAAAGAAGTTATTGATGGCGGTTTCGAAGGAGAAATGGATCAACGCCTTACAGATATCGTAGGCTGGATTAAGAAAGANTACAAGAAGATTACCGGCGATTCTGTAACACTAACAGAAGAAGGCGAGATAGATGTTCTTGTTCAGAATACTTCACGCGTCCGTACTTGGGTGCAGGCTCACAAAACTTATAAGATTGGCGGCTTGGCAGAAGACATGGAAGTGCGCCGTAGAGATGGTCCCGTTCTTGAAAAAAGTTGGAAGACTTTCTTGGATCAAGGAGGTTGGAAAGGGAAGCGCCCGAAGAACGATACAAGGAAGAAGAACTAATGAAAATTTCAATCGGACGTCTGAAAGAGATCATTATGGAAGAAGTTGCGAAAGCAACGAGTATTGAAGACACTCTTGAAGAAAAGAGTGACACCGCTCACGAGCGCGATCAAGACCGCTGCGGCCATCTCACTGACCCGGGCGAGTATCACAAGTGTATGAACGAGTACGGACTGGAAGAAGTTGCGAAAGCAACAGAACCCCTCGATGAAGGGCTAGCCGATGCAGTTGCGTCTCCTTTCATCAAGCTTCTCAACACTCTTTTGCCACAAATTACTCCCGAAAGGCGGGAAGCCATGCTGAAAGACTTCGAAGAGGAAGTGAAACGAGAAGCCGCAGCCTCCGGAGGGAGCCTAGGTGCCACACCTCCTGCGGACAAATATGGGGGCGATTACGATATAACGGGTATCGCACCACAGGATTACGAACTTTACGCGGAGTCCCTTAATATAGAAATCGTAGATGATGAATGAGTTTTCAACTAGACAAACAAAAACGAATCAAAGAGATATTAAAGTGTGGAAAGGATCCATCTTATTTTCTCAAGACTTATGCCCGTATATCACACCCGATGCACGGGTTAATTTTATTTGATACGTATGATTTCCAAGATGATCTCCTAACAGATTTTAATGATTATCGCTTTAATATTGTTTTAAAAGCACGCCAACTTGGAATTTCCACGATTACTGCCGGCTATATTGTATGGATGATGCTTTTCCACCGTGACAAGTCTACACTGGTAATGGCTACAAAGTTTGCTACGGCAGGCAACCTCGTCAAAAAAGTTAAAGGCATTATGCGCCAACTACCAGATTGGTTAAAAATTGCCACCATCAGCGTCGATAACCGCACATCTTTCGAGTTGTCCAATGGTTCCTCTATCAAGGCCGCATCCACTTCCGGCGATGCCGGTCGTTCCGAAGCACTGTCTCTGTTGGTGCTGGATGAGGCAGCACATATCGAAGGGCTAGAAGAATTGTGGACCGGTCTATACCCCACGCTCTCCACCGGTGGGCGATGTATTGCGCTGTCAACACCCAATGGCGTTGGGAATTGGTTCCATAAAACGTGCACCGATGCAGAAACAGGCCTCAATAACTTTAATCTTACAACCCTGCCGTGGGATGTGCACCCGGAAAGGGACGAAGCATGGTATAAGAAAGAAACTCAAAATATGTCCAAGCGCCAAATTGCGCAGGAGCTTAAATGCAATTTCAATACTTCTGGTGAAACGGTCATTGATCCTGAATGCATGAACTATTTGCTATCGCTAGTCAAAGAACCCAAGCATCGCACCGGATTTGATCGCAACTTTTGGATTTGGGAAGAATTTGATCCAACTTGTAATTATCTAATTGTTGCTGACGTATCAAGAGGCGACGGCGCCGATTATTCAGCATTTCACATATTAAAGCTCGAAACTCTTGAAATCATTGCAGAATATCAAGGAAAGCCTACTCCTGATTTATTTGCTAATATGTTAAATCAAGTCGGAAGAGAGTTTGGAAACTCGATGATGGTCGTAGAAAATAATAATATTGGCTATACAGTACTTGACAAACTCATAGAATACGGTTATCCTAATCTGTATTACTCTATAAAGTCTACACATGAATACATTGAGCAGCATCAAGCCGAAGTACGCACATCGGCTGTACCGGGCTTTTCAACCACAATGAAGACGCGTCCCCTTATAGTTGCAAAATTGGAGGAGTTTATCAGGAATAAACTAATTAAAGTGTATTCTTCGCGCATTACAAACGAAATGAAAACTTTTATTTGGAAAAACGGAAAGCCCCAAGCAATGAAAGGCTACAATGATGATTTGATCATGGCTCTTGCAATTGGCTGCTGGGTGAGAGACACAGCATTACAAGCTAATGCTCGTGACTTAAACTATCAGAAAGCATTTGTGGATGCAATTATTACAACAAAAACCACAATGAACACACAAATTCCAGGTCAACAAGGCTATAAAAAAGATAACGCATTCGATAAACAGGCAAAAGACGCAGAAAAACTTTATGAGCAATTTAAATGGATTATTAAGTGAGAAATTAAATGGCAGCACCATACAATAAAAACCCCGCAAATCAGCAATCGACCTTATTCAAGGCTCTAACAAGATTATTCTCCGGACCGATCATCAGCTATCGTTCGCAGTCCGGACGCAGAATTAGAAGACAACATCTGGACAAGTTTAGTTCTAGATTTAAGTCAGCATCGGGACAACAGTTTAAGAAGACTCTTTACAACCCTCTTGACATTGTTGCCACCAATGCAATCGCAAACCAGCGCCGTTCCGAACGATATGTTGATTTTGATCAAATGGAATACATGCCTGAGATTGCATCGACAATGGATATCTATGCAGACGAGATGACAACTTATTCACAGTTGCGTCCGATGCTTAACATTAAATGTCCCAACGAAGAGATCCGTGCCGTTCTTGCTGTATTGTTTGATAACATCTTAAACCTGCCGTATAACTTATTTGGATGGAGTCGCACTATGTGCAAGTATGGCGACTTCTTTTTGTATTTGGATGTTGATGACAAGTATGGTGTTCAATCTGTCATCGCGCTCCCTCCTCAAGAAATTGAAAGGCTTGAAGGAGGAGACTCCACAAACCCTAACTATATTCAGTTCCAATGGAATTCCGCAGGTATGACTTTTGAGAACTGGCAAATTTCCCATTTCCGCATCTTAGGAAATGATAAGTATGCTCCGTATGGTACTTCTATTTTAGAGCCAGCACGTCGCATCTGGCGCCAGCTAACGCTTATGGAAGACGCTATGATGGCATACCGTGTTATCCGTTCATCCGAACGTCGCGTCTTTAAGATCGACGTCGGCGCAATCCCGCCACAAGATGTGGAGCAATACATGCAGAAGATTGTAACAAATCTTAAACGACATCAAGTAGTAGATCCAGATACTGGCCGCGTTGA